CCGATCGTTATTCCTCGTTCTGTCGCGCGCTACATCGCACAGCTATTCTGAAACGGACGGGTATCTACTGGAAACCATGCCATGACAAAACGACCACTCCCCCCTTTCCCCCCTGCCGGCCCGAACTGGAAAAAGGCATGTCTGCGCGCCGGAACATCCCGGCGCGCCATGCAGCAGAAAACCCGTGACGCCATGGATAAGGACGCTGCCCTAGAAGATAAATACGGGCAACGCCAGTCAGAGGCCCAGCTTGTGCAGCTTGACCAGGCCGCGCTCGAAGGCTTTGACCGCATGGTGATCTTGGACGGTATCCGCAAGGACCAAGGCTGTCTCCTGGTCGCGCGTTTCGCCAAGTGTACGCTTGAGGAAGCCGCTGAACGTATCCTATGGCTTGTCGGTGAGGGGTTTATGACCATTGGTATCCACGAAGGCAAGATCCGGACGGGTATCACCCGCAACGGCTGGGTTAAGCTATCTAGTTTTACCTATGATATATAATGGGTTTTAGTCCCAGGTGGCCAAATAGAGGCACACCGCCATACCACGCCGCCAGTCGGCCAGCCGGTTATGTCAGGGCATTGGTGGGCCTACATAGATGGGATTGGCTGGCAAACCGTTATGGCCAACGACAAGGAACTGTATTTCCCAATGGGGGTTTGGTTTGTCACGCCCGATAATCATTTCCATACAATGCGCGAGTCCGATTTACGTATGACCTGGATCGACGGCAACGAGATCCACGAAAAAGTAATAGAAGGGCCGCTCAATAAGATCTCGTCGCGGATTATTGGCAGCGACGATATTGCCCCGCCGGAGGATGTCCGGCAGATCGAAAACGGAGGATGATATGAGCGATAGATCGGGACCAGCTACCGCAGGCCAGTTTATTCAGCAGGAAAAGATGAGAAGCGCAGAAGTCTCGCCGCCGCGCGATACCACGCTGGCGCAAGACATTGGTACGGAGGCGCAGGAAGTCAGTTCGGTATATGAAGATCTTTTGCGTCGTATCCTCGCACTAAGCGACCGGCTGGGGATTGGTGAACCTGATAGCAACGAAACCAAGCCTGGAAGCTTATGCGCTATACCGCTCGGCGGTGTACTTGCCGAAGTGTCAGAGCAGCAACGCCGTCAGAAAGATATTTGCAGACGCTCGCATCAGATGATGGGCTTGATTGAGGATATTATTTAGCTTTATCATCACCACTTGCTCTGACGGGCTCGACTTAGGCGCGGCGGACTTTCAGAAATGGGGTCCGCCGTTTCCATTTGATTGACACGCCGCTCGCAATTCTACCTGTTCAAGCGCATGGCCGTGAACGACACCATCCCCGAACCCCCAATCATCGAACTGCTTATCGAGCAGATCGAGGCGATGTCACCCGAGGACAGACGCCGGGTAAACGAAGCTGCCGAGGCAATCTGTAACGACAAAGAGAAGCTGGCGCTTGAGCAGGTTTCCAAGAAATCCACCATCGAAAGCCGCGCCCTGGACGATATGCGCCAATACCACGGCCGCTATCCGACCAAGACGGAAAGCCAGCTAGACGCCGCGAACCAATCCAAAGTGTTCGCCAATCTCACCCGCCCCAAGACGAACGCCTGGTCCGCCCGAATAGGCGACATCCTGTTTCCGACCGATGATAAGAACTGGTCCATAGGTCCGACGCCCGTTCCCGAGATCAGCAACAAGCTACAAGATTCCAGGTTCGACGCGCGCCGCCTGGCCAAGCAGGCTTCGATGTATGGCCTATTGGCCTTCCAGGCGACCGACGCTGTTTACAAGGCGGAAATGACCGCCAAGGAGCAAGAGGCCGCGAGACAGGCCCAGCCCCTCGCTCAAACAGCCGTGGAACTTCAAGGGATTGTGGACGAAGCCAAGGCCAAGGCCGAGGCGATGCAGGACGAGATAGACGACCAGCTTACCGAGGCAAAGTACGGGGAAAAGGCCCGTATGAGCATCAAGGAAATGTGCAAGCTGGGTACGGCTATTATGAAGGCTCCGCTATCCAAAACCAGGGTGCGCGGTAAGTGGCAAGTTATTGATAATGAATGGGATTTAGACTTAGAGACAGATCCTCGCCCCGACGCCCAGCGCGTTGATTTTTGGGACTTCTTCCCAGATATGAACGCCCGAACGGTCGATGAAGCCGAGTTTTTCTTTGAGCGCCACCTAATGACCAAGCGCGATATGCGGACCCTGGCCAAGAAACCAGGATTCAATCGCTCCATTATCTCCCAGCTTCTCAGAACAGAGCCGAAGTCTCAGGCACCTAACTACCTGCAAAACATAAGAGAAATCACTGGAAACCAGAATGTAACCCTGGAAAACAGGTACATTGTCTGGGAGTATTCCGGTGCTTTGACCGGCCAGGAGATCGACTCCCTCGCCCGCGCTATGCTTGACCCGAAGCAGGCCGCAGAGGTTATCGAGGCGACCCACGACGAAGATCCCCTACGCGAACAAATGGTTGTCCTGTGGTTCTGCGATGGGAAGCCCCTCAAAATCGGCCCGCACCCGCTGGACTCGGGCGAGCCAGTGTATTCGGTTTCCTGCTTCGTGGACGATCCGACCAGTATCTTTGGCTTCGGTGTTCCCTACCTGGCCCGCAATGCTCAAGCCATTATCAACGCCGCCTGGCGTCTAATGATGGACAACGCCGATATGAGCGTTGGCCCGCAGGTGGTTATCAATCGGAACGTGCTTGAGCCGGCAGACGGCGACTGGAACCTTCATGGCTTCAAGGAATGGCTCTGGCAGCTAGGGAAAACCCTGCCGCCCGGTAGCCCAGACCCCTTCCAGATCTATCAAACAAACTCGAATCTCCAATACTTGTTGGAGGTTATCCGCCTAGCCATGGTGTTCTTGGACGAGGAAATCAGCCTCCCACTGGTCGCCCAAGGCGAGCAGGGCGCGCATATCGAGACCGCCGAAGGGCGCGGTATGCTTATGAACGCCGCCAACGTGATCTTCCGCGATGCTGTCCGAAACTGGGATGATCGCATAACCGTTCCGGTCCTAACTCGTTATTATGATTGGAATATGCAACATTCCGGCAAGGAGCATATCAAGGGTGATATGGAGGTTAAGGCGCGAGGATCTTCGGTTCTCCTGGTCCGTGACCAACAGACCGCGAACTTGCAGCTATTCCTTACGCAGTTTGGCGAAAGCCAGATCTACGGGCCGTACATCAAGCATGTGGACGGGCTGCGCGAGGTCTCCAAGACCATGATGCTCGAACACTCCAAACTGGTGAAATCGGACGAGGACATCGACGCCGAGGAAGAAGAACGCCAGAACCAGCCGCAGACGCCAAGCCCAGAAGAAATCAAATTGCAGATCGCCACGATGCAGGCCCAGAGCGCCCAGGCTGTTGCCCAGGCGAACCTGCAAGGTAAGATGATCGACATAGCGACAAAATCGAATGTCACGCTTGAGAAGGTTGGTGCAGACTTGACGGCGGCGATGGAGAAAATTAAATCAGCAGAACGCCTCGCCGCGGTCGATGCTGCGCTGACACAAAGGCAAATAACCATCAAAGCCTCAGAGCCTCACCCGAACATTTCCACGACCGGGACAACGCAATGATCGACTTCAATTCCCTAACCTGGCTCACGATAAAAGACTGGGCTGAAAAGGAAATTGCAGAAGCGCAGAGCCAGTTTGAGAACCTGCCTGGACACGAAGCAGAGCAGCGCGCCCGTATCAAAACCTTCCGAGATTTGTTGTCTTTGAAGCCCAGCGAGATAAAGCCGATGGTCGCGCCGCGCGCACCACGGCCCGACAAAGACCTATAACCCTCCCTTGACAGATATTTTTTAATTCTACCTGGTTGGCCTCTTAGCCGGATAAATCCGCCTATGTAGGAGACCGCACTTGTCTAAATCTGTTGGAAAACCCGAGGGTGAAGAAGAAGCCAAACCAGCCGCACCTGCGCCTGGGGCTGCTTCACAAACCGAGGACACGACTGACTATTGGGCTCAATTTGCATCACGCCACGCGGACCCAAATGGCTCCGGCGCCGCAAGCGAGGACCAGTCAGACGACGACACAGGGGAGGGCGATTCCGCAAGTTCCAATCAGGAGCCCAGGGAAACGACGACCCAGGCAGACGCGGAAAAAGTTACACAGTCCAAAAACCAGCCATCCACTGAAGCCTCCAAGCCTGCCGCGTCCGCGCCGGGTAAGGACGACGAGCCAGGGGATGATGATATTTGGGCTAGGGCCGACAAAGACCCAAGAACCAAGGCTCTGAAAGATGCCTTTGATGCTGCGCCCAGTGATACTGCGCGCCAGGCTATCGAGGATACTCAGCGCCGTTTGCTTACGAATGGGCAGGAGATCGCCCGCCTTCGTTCCGAAAGATCCTCACTCAAAAAGCCTGCCGCGAGCGCCGCGCCGGGTAAGACGGAAACCGCAGAACCAGACTTTGACATCACCAAAGATCCCGATTGGATCGCTACTAGAGATGAATACCCCGAGGCATTGGGCGCGGTCCAAAAGATCCTGCAAAAAGTCATGGGCAGTACATTCTCGAAAGTTGAAAAGCAGATAAAGCCTCTTGCTGAATCTTCCACGGCTGCGATAGCCCTGGTGGAGAGAGAGGCGCTTGGCGAGCAAAATAGATTGATCCATTCAATGCACGATGATTATTCGGATGTGGTGACATCCAAAGGTTTTCCGGAGACCTTCAAGGAGTGGTATGACGGCCAGCCGCCTAAGATACAGGAAATGGCCGACAATAACTGGGATAAGGTTCGGGACGCATCAGAGGCGGGTACGGTTTTCACGCTGTTCAAAGCGCAGACACGGTTCGGGGTTGGAGTGGCAAGAGATAAGCCGGCCGGGGAAAATTCTCCGGCTAAATCAGAAACCGACCCTTCTAAATCAGCTAAACGCCGCCAGCAGCTTGCAGCCTCTACTGCCGTTTCTCAACGCGGACCAGGTGTTTCCTCTAATCCGGATGTGGACGACGAGGAGTATTGGAGAAAACACTGGGCCGACAAAAAGACGGCTCAACTGCAAGCCGAAGGCGCCATTCACTGATCTGAGAAGGGCTTGAACTAAGGATCAAGCCGTGACCCAGACTACTAGCACTCTGATCGACCAACGTACCAACACCTATGCCGAGGTAGAAATGCTCGCCTGGGCGCAGGCTGTCGTTGTTCTCGGGAAGTTTGGTAAGACCAAACCCCTGCCACCCAACAAGGCGGATAACGTAACCTTCCGCCGTATCGTTCCTTTCGACGCGGCCACCACGCCGCTGGTTGAAGGTGTTACCCCCACGCCGCAGCAGTTCTCATACGAGGACGTAACGGCGACCATGAAACAGTATGGCGTCCTGGTCGAATTTACTGACTGGGTTGCTGATCTTGTGGAAGATCCCGTTTTCAATGACTGTCTCATGGCCGTTGCAGACCAGATGGCGAAAACCATCGAAGCTGTAACCTGGGGCGTTGTTCGCGCCGGAACGAACGTGTACCGCGCCAATGGTACGCAGCGCACGGACATCAACACTCCACTCGACCAAACCCAGCAACGCGCTATCACTCGCTTCTTGAACCGGCAGAAAGCTAAGAAGATCTCCCGTATCCAAGACGCGAGCCCGAACTATGCGACCCGCGCCGTGTGGGCCGCTTACGTTGCCTGCGCGCATACGGATATGGAGCATGATTTGCTGGAAATGCCGTCCTTTATTCCGGTGGCTGAGTACGGCACTCGCAAGACGCTTTGCGACGAGGAAATTGGGGCTTGCGAGAATGTTCGCTACGTCCTGTCTCCGGATCTCGCGCCTTGGGAAGATGCTGGCGGCACATACGACCAGACCATTGATACGGTCTCGGCCAGTGGCGCCAACTCGGACGTTTACCCTGTGATGTACTTCGGCAAGGACAGCTACGGCGTTGTTCCGCTGAAGGGTAAGGGGTCTGTGGAAACAATCCTAATTCCTGTCAACAACGGCAAAGACAAAGCCGACCCGCTGAACCAGCGCGGTTATGTCGGAGCCAAGCATTACTTTACCTCTGTCCGCCTCAATGAGTCGTGGATGGCCCGCG